CCTCGCAAGAACAAAGCACCTGAACCTTGGTCCTCAATAATGGAGCCTACAGCGGGATTGTGGTAAATCTGCAAATCAGACCCAGTGCCGAAGATGGCTTTGTCGTTGTCACCAAAGTTGGCTTGCGTGAACGATCCCGCCGCAGGAGTTGTCCCGCCGATCACTGTGCCGTCGATTGTGCCGCCGTTGATGTCCAAGGACACCGCAGTCGTGCCGTCAAGCGCGTCGTCAACCAAGTCGAAGTTGGCGTTGATCTTCGTTCCCCAAGTGTCCTCGGATGCGCCGATTTCCGGCTTAGTCAGGCCAAGCGTCGTTGTCGTTGTGTCTGCCATGTTATTCTCCTATGCGGCGTCAGCCCACGTTTCAGCGGTGGCCGAGGCTACGTTCCATTCCGTCGATGTTGGGGAAGACGCAATCCAATCCTCGGCTGCGTTAGCCACATCTTGCCATATTTCGCTTGCGGGATCAACTGGCGTCCACGTCTCCCCGGTGCCAGCCTCTGGCTCCCACTTCTCAATCGCGTTGGCTGTGAATACGCACGCAGGCGAAAAGTTAGCCGCGCCGAACTGCACGCGGTTGACGGTGGCGTCAACGGTGGCAGCGCAAGCCGCAGTGGCGTCGAAGACATACAGGAACACCGTGCTGACTGTCGTGGTCGCGATGGCCAACGCAGCGCCGTCACAGAGGCGAACGCGGGTCGCTGCGGCAGTCACAGTCGCTGACGGCGCAGATGCCGCCTCAGACAGCCTCACACGCTCGCTGGAGGCCGATGCCGACGCAAGCGTGGTCACAGTGGCCGACGGGCGCTGAATGCGCTCTATGGTGGCTGTGGCGCTTGCAGAGGCAGACGCAGCCGCCGAGACCTCGCGGACAGTCTGCGCCGCGGACGTCGTGCTGGACGTGGTGGCCACAATGGAGGCGGATAGCCGAACGCGCGTCACCGCAGTCGCAGTTGCGCTGACAGTGACGACAGTGCTGGCCGCAGCCTTCACCGCGCCGTCGACGCCGTAAGCCGCCGCACCGTAGGCGAAGGTGCCGTAGCCGGTGCGGTAGGTTACGTCAGCCATTCGTTAATCCAGCGTGATGTCGAGGTCGCCCGCTGGAACGCGCAGGACGTCGCCCGTGTCGATTACTTTAGATGTGGTCAAAGCCGCGTAGGCGATCAAGTTGCCGCCAGTGACCGCGTCAAAGACGCCGACGTGGCTGACTGTTCCGTAAGTCGCAGTCGCCGTCGGGAACTCAATGGCCGACGTGTTGGACGCCGTGTTGCCTGACACGGTGAACGCGGCCGACTGGCGCGCATACGCCGTGCCGACTGTCGTCACCTCAGTGCCGCCGCCAGCTTCGCCGGGTGCCGCAGTGTATAGCGCGAGATACCACGCAGTGGGCCGTGTGGCCGCGTTGGCAGTCAGAAGCCAGTTCAGGACCAGCGTTTCGGCTGTGTTGGAAAAACTCATGATAGACCTCTGATTTTAAGCCGACGACCTGCGCCGCCAAATTTGCTCTTGTCGCTTTCAGCGTTTATAGCATCAACGGCACTTTGATACAACGCCGCCCAAGTCTGGATGCGCCCGTCTTCCTTGAGGTATGGCGCCGAGTGGACCAGCGATCCATACAGATACGCGTCCTTGTAGGCGTCCAGCAGCCAGTTTGTCGTGTTGCTGTCACTTAGCGCCGGGATGGCGGAGTAGTAATACAATTCCGCCGTGTAGGTGCCGTCGGGGACAGGGTAGACCTCGATTTCGCCTGCCGTGATCGCGTAATACGACGGAGACCCTGACGCGTTCAGGTTTCTGCGCTTGCGATCCAGCAATTCGGCTTGGCTGATTAACTCAAGCGGCTTGGTGTCGCCGGAGGTGACATGGAAGCGGATCACCTCCAGAAAGTCGGCGGGAATCGCGCTGTATTGCGTGTCGATCTCAGCCGTTGACCGCTTTTCCATGCGCCAATGTCGGATGCGGCGCTGCATGTCAGTCTCAGCCAGTGACACGAACGTGCTGGCGACGCTGTCAATGTCGTCGCGGTTGAGAAAGTCGGTGATGGCCGTTTTTAGTTCGGCGTAGGTTGTTATTGGCATTTAGTATTGCTCCTCTTGGGGCATCATTGTGGACAGCAGGCCAGCGGCTGGAGCGCCCACGATAGCCATAGGCGCTTGCTTGTGGATAAAGTCGCGGATTTGCTGAGTGCGGTCCACTCCGCGCTCGGCTGCGCGTTTATCGGCAGTGCGCCTAAACAATTCCATAAATGTTCCTTGGCTTTCATCAGCAAGCCCAGTGACATCGCCAGCGCCCATCCACAGGTTGGCTTGAAACTGCGCCGGGGTCATGCCGCGCTGGGCCGCAAGCCGCTGCGCAACTTCTTCCAGTGCGCGATATTCTGTAGCCTTTGGCATATCCGCCCAAGCAGTCGGCATTTCGGAAAAAGCTGATGTCTCAGAAATGACACCGTCTTTCGCGGCTTTTGCAAGATTCACGTTGGTAAACGACTTGCCGTCTTTCACGCGCGTCGTCGTGTATGGGTCCAAAGCGTCTCCATAAGAGTCGCGCAGCATCTTTCGGTTTGCTGCGCTTAATTCGGCTTGGCCCGAAAGGAAATCAGTACCACCGTCGGACATGGCCAATATTCGCATAAAGTGCTTATCCGCTGCAATGTTGGTATCGTCTCCCAAAAGGTTATTCAGAAATCCCTTAACCTTGCTGTTAGCCGACAGTTGCTTGGTCGCTTCGGCACCAGTCAAATTGTCTGCTGCGTCTCTATCCCAAAACCCAAGTTCCGAGTTTGCAACGTTACCAGCTTGCGTGCCTTGCATCTTATGGCCGTAACCATACTTTTCAGGCATGTTTGGGACATCAATACCCAGCGCTTCAACAGCCATGCGTGGCGTTGTCCTTGGAGTATCACGCACCATTTCAGCGACGCGCAAGCGGTCCGCTGGCTCAAGCATGTAATATAGACTGGCGTTTCTTAAATTTGGCGGCACTGCTGAACCAGTGGAGGTGTGGCCCACTGCGTTCATGTATTCGCGCCACCGGGAGTCGCCAAGCTCTTCTCCAAGTTCATCTGTAAACCAAGCACGAAGTTCCTCTGTGTTATACCAATCGTCGCCGCGAAGGCTCTGGCCCTTGCCGACATAACTGTTCACTGTGTCATGTATTTTGTGCTGAGGGTCGTCCAGCATTGATGTCAGTCGCTGCATCCTGTCTGGAGCGCCACGCGCCGGATCATATCGGGGATAAGGCGTAGTCCGGTTTTCTGCTGCGCCAGCCCACTCTGGCCGAGAGTGTGGCGGCAGGTTGGCGGTTGTATCTAAAAGGCCAGCCAAACGAGGCCCGCCATTGTCGCCCATGCCTCGCTGCATATCAAACGGAGCGTCAGCCTGTGGCCGTAATCGGACATTGCCGCCCATAGAGCCAACTGCGTTGGGATCAATCTCAATTCTGCGCGCCAAGTCGGCAGCGCCTCGGCTGGCATAACCCAGCCCGTCTGCGCCTGCGTCGACAAGGTCATCCAACGCGTTCACGCCGCGGCCAATGCCAGCGCCTGCGTAAGCGTCGCCGAAGCCCATGAAGTCACGCGCGAACGCCAGTTCATTCTGGTCCGCACCACGCCCGCCAATGTCTGGGACCGCCTCAGACAACAAACCAGCGCCGCCGCCGCCAAGGGCCATCAGGGAGTTGATACCCGCCGACCCAGCAGCCAGCAGGCCGCGTCCACTAGGGCCAACCTGTGACCAGTCAGCCTTCGCTTGCGCCCAAGGCTCGCGCATCATCTCAACGGCAGTGTCGCCGAAAGTGTCAACTTGACCGGGGGCAGTGTAATTTGGAATGTCGAATGGCAGCGGGAGCGCATTGGCTGCCGCCTCTGCGTTTGCGCGGGCTTGATCTGGAGATAAGCCGCTGTTGATAAAGTGCTGGTAAATTTGATCCATCACGCAATCCCCTTCAAATTTCGTTTCAGGGATTTGCCCCAAGTTGACATCTTGCCGCCATTCGCGCTGATGGCGTCAGAGGCCAACGTGAGACAGACGGCGTCGGCAACGTCAGGGGATGGCAGGCCGCGCTTTCGCATGTCGTCCTTGCTCTCCGCCTTCATCTTGCCGCTGCTGACGAAACTATACCTGATTGACGTCAACTCTGCAATAAGTTGCTCATTTTTGGGAATCTTCGCGCCGCGCTGCTCCAGCCAGCCGCGCATCTTAAACCACAACTCAGCCCGCAGGTTGATGTACGTGTCACCCATTGACGGGCTTTCGGACACGTTCACGCCGCGCACAGGCAAACCCAACTCGCGCAGGCGGTCAACGACGCCGCCGCCCATGCCGATCACGTCGACCATGATCTCGCGCGGACGCAGCGACAGCGGCAGGCCGTCATACTCAGCCTTCACGCGACCAACTGTCTGCATCAAGTCGAGACCCTGCCAACTGCTGACCTCGGTGATCACCTGACCCTTACGCTTGGCCAGCGCCGTCTTATCCGAGCCAAAGCGGGCCACGTCCAAGCCCCA